CCTATAACCTCATTCAGCGTTTTCAGGCCCACTTCAAGCAATCGGGGAAAGACCCAACTGAGGAACGACTTGAGAAGGCTATCTGTTATTATTTCCGGCGTTGGGTGGCTAACCAGGACTCCTTCGAGAACACCAAGACATTAGATAATATCCGGCGGAATACTGGAGTGTTCTTCGCTGAATTAAAGAAAGGGGGTCGCAATGTATCAGTTTAAGCCTAGCATCAAAGAAAAGATCGAGGGCTTGAGGCTAATAAAGGCCAAACTAGAGAATAATCGGTTTGGTTGGCAGAAGGGGGAGATCCAGCGATGGATGGCATGGGACCGGCTTCCCGGGGTTGAGAAGCAAAGGATCGTACGGGAATGGGAAGACTACTATGTGGCTGTAATGGAAACCAAGGCGGCCAAGGAGTTTAGGAATGGGAAGATGGGGGCTGAGACATATAGTTTAGAAATTCAAGAGCCTTCTGAGCCGAGCGGGGAAGAGTTGCAATGTAATTCCTATGTGACTTGGTATATCCAGGTGGTTCATCGGCTGAACATGTTAAGCAAAGGTCAGGATGTTGAGGAGGAAGTGAAAGAGATTTTCGGGATGAAGTGAATTGGGGCTTGACAAGTTATTAACTATTGTGTAATGTTTAGTCAATGGTAAAACCTAAGAGTTTAATATGATTATATTTTTATATTTTTTAATTTTTCTCAACTTCGTCATTTCTGCTATCATTTTATATTTTCTTCGTGGGGCTTCTGGTTCTTTATTAGATTTTATGCGGAGTGTCGTTAAGAGGTTTAAGCTAGAGGAAGAGATGTGGGAAATGTTGATCAAGCAAAAAAAGGAGAAGAAATGAAAACATTGGATATAAGCGATGTGCCTTACGAAAATGTGTTTTTCAGTTGGTTAAGCAAGGTCACGGTTGTTGAGCCCGGAAGACCCAAGGAAATAATAATTTCAGAGAGGCAATCAAAGGGGATATTTTCTTCTCTTGCTGGCCAGTGGAAGTTTTACAGGGGGATTCCTTTAAAAATTAAGAAGAAGAAATGAAAAAAACTTGTATTAAATGCCAGAAGGTTTTTAAGGTTAAGCCTTGCTTGTTTGAAAAGAGTAAATATTGTGGCCTTCAATGTTATTGGGAAGATAGAAAAGATAAAAAGATGTGGCCGCCTTCTCGGAAGGGTATCAAATTTACCCTAGAACAGAAAAAGAAGAGAAGCAAGATTATGAGTCGGGTTGTTAGGAGGGGGTTTGAGAGTGGGGAAAGGGTCCCAACGATGTATTGGTTGGGTAAAAAAAGAGAAGACATGGAGGGAGAGAAGCATTGGAATTGGAAGGGCGGTTTTGTAAAACACCCAGACAAGCAGATTCGCAGAAGTAATGAGTATAAAGAGTGGCGAGCCAAGGTATATAAAAGAGATGATTATACCTGTCAAATCTGTGGAGATAGAGGAATTTCTATTGTTGCTGACCATATTAAACCATTTGTTTTATTTCCTGAACTAAGATTTGTTGTTAAAAATGGAAGGACTCTTTGTGAAGGGTGTCATCGAATGACTCCGACCTATGGTAGGGCTAAAAGGGTTTTTGAGAGGATGTATTTATGAGCAAGCCAAAAACTTCGTGGACTTTTTATGAGTGCTGGAACTCAACCCTAGAGAAGAGGGAAGAGAGGAAGATTGAGCCTAGAGACAGGATTTGGGCTTCAGAATTGGGCGGATCAATGGTTGACCGCTACTTAAAGATGACCGGAGTTAAACCTACTAACCCTCCTAACCCACGGTCTTTACGCAAGTTTGAAGCCGGAAATATCTGGGAGTGGATCGTTGGCCTGGTCTTGAAGAGGGCGGGTATTCTGCTTGATTCGCAAGGCTGGGTGCAGTTCCAGTATCCAGGCTTATTGCAGGTGACTGGCAAATTAGATTATTTGGCTGGGGGCCAGCCGGATTGGAGTAAGGCCAAGGAAGAGATACACAAGTTTGGTTTCCCTGATTTTTTCACTCGTGTGGGTGGGGCGATTGTTGATTACCTATCCAATAAGCACCCCTTCGGGCTGGATGAGACCGTCTTGGAGATTAAGAGTTGTTCTTCTTTTATGTTTGAAAGGTATGAGGCGACTGGCAAGGCCAACCCCAACCATGTTTTACAGACCTATCATTATCTTAAGGCCAAGAATTTACCTGAAGGCCACATTGTTTACATCAGCAAGGATGATGTCCGGATGCTAGAGATTGCGGTCTTTAATCCTTCCCCGATTGAGGAGATTTACAAGAGAGACATCCAAATGATGACCGATGCGGTAAACAGCAAGCAACAACCAATCCTAGAGAAAGAGGTTGAGTTTAATGAGGTGACTGGCCGATTCAATCATAACTGGAAGGTGATGTATTCCCAATACCTGACCATGCTCTATGGCTACAAGGACCAGAAGGAGTTTGAGGATAAGTACCGGCCACTCATGGCCAAATGGAACAGGGTGCTTGGCAGGTGTGTTGAGGACAAGAACATGACCCAATTAAACCTAGATGTGATTGAAGGTATTCAAAAAGTGTTCCCCAATTTTAATGAGTTGGTGAAAAAAGGAAAGGAGGTGAAAAAAAATGATTAAAAGAAGAAAGCATTATAAAAGGCTAAAGGCGAAGGAGTACGGCATGATAAAAGCCCTTGTGAGTTCTGGGGTTACTATCGGGAAGGTTGCTACTCTCATGAATCGTTCCCACAGCCTTGTTAGCGTTATAAAGAGAACTAGCTCTTTGGCAAAATATAAGGACTATTGCCGGAGATGGCGTGATAAAAACAAAACCGAGGATGAACCTCGGTCTAGTTTGGACTCGAAAAAAACTGATAACGCTATTTTAGCAAAGTTAGAAGACATATTGCAAGAGCTGTGTAACATCAGCACGGCCGTAACTGCAGAAAGGTAAAATGAATAATCCAAAAAAGGCTGATTCAGCCTTAACAATTAAAAACACCAAGCTTTTGAAAGAGATAAGCCACATGGGGATGGGCAAGGTTGACCCAGCAGACATCAGGCCATCGCAAATCTTATTGGCCCAGAAGATGTCAGATTATTCAATGATGGTAGATAAGGCTGGCGAAGTAGCCAAGGATGGGGATTATTTCCACACAGGAAAAAGGGAAATACTTAAAACCTTTCCTTGCCATTTTCTGTTTGCGGCCAAGGGAACTTATGTTGACCGCCGTGAAATGGAAAAAAGGGAGACAGAGGAAGAAATATTTAAGCCCCAGTATTCTGTGATCGGGGTCATGCAAAAAGATTTATCCATGTTTGGCATGACTTTCCGGTCTTCTGCATTATGGGCACTATCTTCATTGTTTAGCGCTGTCGCCAGCCAGGGAGTCCCTATGTTCGCCTTTATCTGCACGATGGAGACTAAGCAGATTAGTGGCAAGAAGGGGAGCTGGTTTGTCCCGGTCTGTCGAGTAGGAGAAACGGAAGGCGACCCGGACAGGTTTGATGAATTATATAAAATGGCCAGCAAGTTTGATGAGCAAACTGATGCTACTGCCAAAACATTAAGCCAGGAGGAAAATGCCTAAAAAAGAGATAGCCGTAGCAGACAGGGCCTTTGCCTTACACCAGCAACTAATAGGGTTGAAGGAGTCAGCTGTTAAGCATTTCTACCGGCTCGGCAGGATAATGAAAGAGGTTAGGGATAATGAGCTATGGAAGGCGATGAATCACCCTAGTTTCAAGTCATACTTTTCTGACCCGGAGCTGGGGTTCGAGGATAGCTCAGTCTATCGGGCAATTAGTGTGGTTGAGAAATTTCCTGACCCGGAGCGACTTGCACATGTGCCACTAGGGAAAATTTATATTATCTTGCCCTATGTGACAGATAAAAACAGGAATAAACTGTTGGAGTTGGCCGGGGGCTTGTCTAGGGGAGACTTAATCCATCAGCTCGGCCCAGGGAAAGAGCCAGATGAAGACCATAGGTTTATGCCTATTCCTAAGATATATCGGTGTGATACCTGCAAGAAAATTAAAGGGGTTAGTTTTAACCTGCTCTGTCATTGTGGATGGACCCCGAAACAAATTGAAACTATCTCTCGAGCAATCGAAAAGATAGATTATGGAGGAGAATGAGAAAATGTGTGGTACTTCCAGTCAGTATGCCAAAAGAGTTCGCTAAAGAGCTAGATAAGTGGACTAAAAAAACTCAACGAACTCGGAGTGAGTTCGTCCGGCAGGCAATCCGGCAATATATTGCCAGATTAAGGAGAGATGATGAAACAGATTAAAGCTTGTTTAGTGTGCGGGAAGCCAGTACCCAAGGGGTTGGCCTATCAGGGAGAGATAGAGTATGTGTCCACCGATTATTTAAGTGGATTAAAGAAGGTTGCGACACTCTCCGGCTACATCTGCCCGGTTTGTAATAAGAATGCTGGGTATAGGACCAATCAAGTAAAGTTAAGTAGATT